ATCACAAATAACGCATTATTTACGGTGTTCATACCACTTTGTTCTATCTCGCTTATGATATGCTATCGAGAGTGCTTTTATGACTATGTAGGGGTATTTTAAGAAGAAAAATTTCTTATAATTGTTCTTCAATGTTGATTTCAACACGATACACATTATAAGCTGTTTCTGATACTGGTAATTTATTATTTACAAAGCGAACTTCAAATCCATTTGTGCTAAAACCATCTTCGCTATAAAAAAATGAAGTTTTTTGACCTTTTACTAAATCAAACAAAGCAACCAGTTTATTTTTATTTGCTTCGCTTATATTTTCATATACCAATCTTCGTTGCCTTCTTGACGATTCGTGATTGGCAAAAGTATATGTTTCGCCACCTAAAGATTTTTTAACTCTGATTCCATCATATTTTTTAGAAAGCTCTGTTCCTATGTTTGGATTTTGATCTGGGGAGTAAGTAGCGTTATTTGCTCCTGCTGCTGATGTTCCAAATTTTACTGATGTAATAGCCATAATTAAATTTACCTCTTTTTATATTTCTCTCAAAGACACTTTTAGACTACCTGGACTTCTTGTAAGTGATGTTACTATAAATTGCTTTCCATTGAATGATTGTCCGAAAGGTTCAACAATCATATTATTATGATTAAACGCACATATATCTCCAACTTCCATTAAATAAAAGTAAGAACTACCACCAGAGCTACCTGGATTTATTATTTCTGTATCTACCACTAATTTTGGATTACCTTCAATAGCATTATAATAATTAGCAAATCCATTATTTCTTGCACCACCCATATTTTCTTGACCGACTGAATTTCTTAATATTTTTAATTCGTCAGTTTTTATATTTTCTTTAGTATCAATATTATAAGTAGATCTTGGATTGCTTGTAGTATCTGTACAAGTTATTTCTCTAATCGGTTTATCGTTGATTGGATTAATTTCATACTTTACTATTCTTTTTGTAACCAATGATTCAAAAGGCGTAATAGATATATTTAAATTTTTTATATCGTTTTTATCAATAGTATGTATTGTTGTTGGTGAATCAGGTATATGTATATATTGTGGTGTCTGATTTGAAGGACGGAATCTAAATATAAATCCACCTTCATATTGACATTGTTCTAATAATTTTTTGATTTCAATAGGTTTGTTTGTATAGTATCTACAAAACCAAAAAAATCCAGTTTGTTGTCTATCGGTATCTAATGCACTATATCCATCAGGTGTATCCGTAACTCCTGCAAATCTATATAATATATCTCTGTGCATATCGTGAATTAAACTTACAACTGTACCTGCATTCCAAGATTCGTCAAATCCATCTGCTCCTGTGTATAGTCTTTTTACTGATGTGACTGCACTTGAATTAGCTAACTGCAATTCATCTGTATCATTGTCATCTACAATTTTTGTTTCTATTTGAAAAAAAGTATCAAAAAGATTTACAACTGCTAAATTATTAGCTCCTCCGTCATCACTCGCAGTATTTATAAATCGTATTCTTAATTTTATTTCTTCTGGTGTTTTATTTGTAGAATTAGAAAAATCAGTATTACTTAATAAATTTAATTCTTGTGGTTCAGGAGATTGATTTGCTGATTTATTTATTTGCTTAAACGCACTATATGATCCATCGTGTTTTATGGCAACCCCTATATATATATGCAAATTGCCATTTGGTACGCTATATCCAGTAATAGAATAGTTGTAAAAAAACTTTAAAGCTTGTAGTGCGTGTTCTTCTTTTGGTATATCTGAAATAACATATTCTTTATCTACTGTTACATCTGTATTTAATGCAGCAGTAAAGTCTGCATCAGTAATAGTGCTACTATCATAAGCATAGCCAGGATTAGCTACTGTAACTCCACTTCCACTACTTGGGTTTGTTACTGTTTGTGGACGAATTTTGTATGCTCTATGCAAGTCTAAATCTGTACGCATAACATTTCTATTTGTGTCATTGCTTGCACCCTCATAGTCATCATAAGTTGCATTACTAAAAGTATCATCAAGTGGACACATTACTGGAAACTCACTTGCATCAAAAGTATCTTTTACTGGATAATGAAGTCTGGCGTCAGTCGATTCTGCTTGATGAAATAAACAGTTAAATACATCATTGTTTAAAGTGTCTACCTCAACTGGAAACACTCTTGAAGCGTCTATATAATCAGGTGAAGAAAATGTTGATGTTTCAGGTATTGATTCACCATAAAAGATAGGAAAATAGTTACCAGATTTTGATTGATATTCTGGTATAGAAATGTTTTGTATAGGATCGTGAACTGCAATCACCATACTTACTGTGTCTTGATTACTTAGCTTTACCTCTTTTAATCTTCCTTGAAAAATTACCTCTGTATATCCACCAACTCTTGAACTAACTACTACATCTCTATTTATATAGTTTCTTGAGCCACCATATATTTCCTCTGCTAATGTATTACTGTGATTTGCCAATGTTCCATTGACGCAAGTAATAGATATATTACCTACAGAAGCAGTAGAGTTTGACAAATTAATAGATTCTCTTATAGAAGGAATACTTGTAATAAGTGAATGATATGCTGAAGCTCCACTTCCTACTTCTGCAGTAGCCAATCTTATAAATTGTGTATTATTAGAAACATCAGGATCGTAAGTATTGTTGCGTAATTCAAAAATCCATTCTTCTTTGATACTTGCACCTAAAGCACCATTGTAATCATTATTACCTGATAAAGCCATTACGCAAGATTTCTTTTAATTGAGTTTTCTATCTCTGGTAGTAAGCTATCTCTTACAAATTCTTGTGTACCAATAACATTACCCATAATGTTTACAGTAACTCCAGTTCCACCACCTGCGTCACCAAAATCTGGACTTGATAATGGAGTAATATCTACTCGCTCTCTACCTCCTGGATTATCGCCAACTTTAATAAATTGCTCTCCACCAGTTATAAATGAACCACCACGAGCAAATGCTGGTGTTTGCTGTGCTGCGATTGCAGCCATCTGAACATTGGTTGATGCTTTTAATTGAGATATCGTAGCAGTTAAAAATGGTATTTGTGCTAATGCTTTTCCTGCAAATGGAGCAGTAACTGGATTAGATTTAAGTAAAGCTGCTTGTGCTTGTATTTGTGCCATTACTGCCACTATTTGTGCTTCAGCAGATTTTGCACTCATAAAAACTTTTGCTATTTCTACAGCTTGATTTAATCTAAATACAATTTTCTCTTGATCTTTAAATCTTTTAAGTGCATCTTTTTCCATATCTGCTCTTTTTTCAGCACTTGCATTTCTAAATTCTTCAGTATCTCTTAATGATTGTAGTTCTGCTTCTTTTCTTTGATTTATATTTTGAGATGCTAAATCTAAAATTTTATTGAAATGTTTATTAAATAATTCTTCACGAGCTTGAATTATAAGATTTTCTGACTCTTGTACTAAATTAGCTGTTTCCATTAATGCAGCTGCTAAAGCTGAACGATTTCGAGCTTCTTGTGCTACCAATCTTGCAGAAATCGACATATCTTCTTCGTCTTCATCATCAAACATAATAAAATCTTCTATATCAACAGGTATTGGCTTTGCATCTTCTAATGCTTTTGGTAAAAGATTTTGTATGGGAGAAAGAACATTTTCTTGTATTGTTTTTAACAATTCTAATTGTGGCACATCATCTACACCACCAAAACTTTCAATTAACATTCTTTGTATATCTATTTCTTGTCTAATTTTATCGACAAACTTTTTTAATTTTTCTATATCTTCTGGCGATCCTTCATCAATAATAGAACCTATAACTTGTGAGCTAAAGGTTTGCCCTGAAACAACTGCTCCTACACTTGGAGCTAAAGCTCTCGAAAAGCTTTGTAAAAAATTTGAATCAAAAAGTATGTTTGAACTTTGAATAAATGCGTTTATATCATCTTCAGTTCCATTCAATGCTTTCCCTAATGATTCAACAGCAGTTGGAACCTCCTCAAAACTTTCTCTAAATCTTTGAATGTTGTCTGCTTCTGCAAATTCAGACAATAATCTTAAAAATGATTCTTGGTCAGTTTCATTAAACTTAGTTAATGCTTCAGCAGCTTTACCAAACAAAGTAGTGAGTCCTTCAACCGTATTTCTAAATGCACTTCCTGCTGCTATATCACCTATTGCTGCAGAAAGTCTTGAAAATGAGTCGGCTAAATTAGAGAATAAACCAGACATTGTTTTAGATAATTGTTCTGTAGCACCTGCTACACCAACCGAAGGATCAGTTATAGTTTTTTCCAATGCTGTTCTAAATTGTGGTAAAGTAAGTTTTGTTAAATCTTCTATTCCTTGACTATCTCTTACTAATTGTAAAATACCTCTTTCTCTTAGAATATCTGCTGCACCTGCACCACCTGCAAAAGCTCTACCTAAAGCAGAAGCAGCTTCTGCTGCTGTTGTACCCATAAATGCTGCTAAATCAGAAACTGGTTTAATTAAATTTTCTGCATCTACGCCAAATGCTTTTAATGCTGCACCTGCTTCTACTACATCTTCGAGAGTAAAAGGAGTCGTTGCTGCAATCTTATTAAATCTGTTAAATGCTTGTGTTCCTTTATCCACAGAACCAAACATTGCATTTAATCGTGTTTTTACTTTTTCAAATTCTGCAGACTTTTGTATAAATTTACCAACAGAGCCAGTAACCAATGTGAAGGCAAAAGATGCAAGCAATAGCTTACTACGAATAGTAGCAAAGGTATTGGAAACAAGTCTTCCCTCATTGCTAATCTGAAAAAAACCTTTTTTGGTTTTTTTAGTTTCTTTATTTAGCTTTTCATTGGCTTTTTCTAATTTTTCTGTTGCAATAGCAGCAGTTTTAAATGCTCTTGCTAACTCTTTATCTCCAGTTGCTTGGAACTTAATTTGTACTTTTAGGTTTGTATCTGCCATTAGTTACTCTTTTTATATTGTTGCGATTGAATATAATTTAACATTTTTTCTATAATATTGCACTTATCAATCCATTTTTTTGGGTGATTTCCGTATGATCCTTCAAAGGGTGCAACATTCATCTTTTTGGAGTAAGTAAATCGTTGTATATCTCTTTGATATTCTTTGCTTATAAAGTTATTGGTACAAGCAAAAAAAGGTAGGTGTGACTTGATAGCTTCGTGTATTTCAAACTTTCTTTCAGAAGTAGCGTTATGTTCTTCAACTTCTTCTTTTAATAGCTTGATTACATACCATACATCGTCCATAGATGTAAAGGTGTGAACGCTGTTATTCTTTTTAAGAGGTAACTTAGCTTTATATGGAAAGGTAGAATATTTGCAACCCTCACACCAATCATCTATCAATATGTTTAGCTCAAGTGAGAGGGTTTCTATTCCCCCAAGCTATTGTATTCCTGAATAGCTAATTGCAATTCTACTCTATCATTTATTGATAAAGATTTAATAAACTTATCATCTGCTCCATCTACACCATTTCTAATCCATAGTGTACTTAATGCAAATTGATTTTTAATTACTGATTGTCCATCTACTTCTTCAAAGCGTACAGAATCCATACATTTATCAAAAGCGTCTACGGACATTTCTACAAGCGTAGCTTTAACACCACTCTTAAGCGTTATCTTTTTAGACATTGACTTTCCTCGTTTTTATTATTGTATTGTGATAGAAACAATGTTTCCTGAAGTACCAGCTACTGCTTTACTACTTACGGATAGGAACATTGCATCTTCCTCTGAAAAACTTACATCGGTAATAATACAAGTTGGTAATGATATATCAACATTTCTTGTCACACTATCTGATGCTGTTAAAGTATTTACAACAGTACCAGTTGATTGCTCTCCAAATGTTTGTATAAGATTATCTGTATCACCATCATACTTTACAACTGCGTCAAAGGTTACTGCCACTTCTGGAATACCTCTGTGCATTTGTTGATAATTACCACTTGCATCATAACCACTCATAACAACATCGTTTTCAATGGTTAAGCTAAATGATTTTAATACAGGTGCTGTAATACCTGCGATAGTCATTACTCCATTAGATGCACCGTGATCGTAATCAGTCATAAAGTAATTTGTATTAAAACTTGCTCTGTCGTGTGTTGGAACGATAGAAGTATCATTTAATGCTGGAATACAACCAGATTTAAATGTACCTGAAATTTTTAATCTTCCTGCTTCTTCACCAATATCTCCACTAATAGTTAATGAAGTTAAAAAACAACCCTTGAAATACATTTGTTGAGCTGCTTCTGGTGTTACTACAACTACTGCAAATGTTTTAGTGTTGTCACTTACAGAATCTCCATAAGCTAAATCAATACCTGCGTAGCTTCCTGCTATTTCATAAGCACTTGAAGCATCGGTTGTAATATTTGAAAGAAGCATTGGCAAAATAGTAGCATCTGCAATACCTGAAAAACTAATTTCTTTTACTGTAAGTTTGTTTGATAAGAACATATCTACAGCTTTCATAGTTCTACCTACTCCGTGTCTTACATCTAAAACCTGTTGTGGGTTTAAAGATGGGAACTCAATAGAATCTATATTAATAAATTTGTAATCTGCGTTTGTGGATTCTCCACCACCAATGCCATCTGCTTCAGCAGCGATGGCTAACTGAAACTGTTTAGGGCTAAACCCTTCTGCTAAATCTGCCATTTCACTTTACCTCTTTTGGTTTAATTTTTTTCTGATCTTTGATTTCTACTAAAAATTCTTTGGCTTCCTTAGGCACAGAATCAAGCTCTACAGCTTTACCATTTTTTAATCTTGCCCAATCTGCCCAGTCTAACCCTAAGTAATTTTTACCTCTTGGTAAGACTTCTTCTTTTTTTTTGTACTTTTTAGTCATAATTAACTCCTTACAATATAAAAAGAACCATTAGATAATACAAAGAATTTATCATCAGAAGTTACAAACCTGCTAAATGATTGATATACCTCTTCATATAATACTGGTACGGTTATTCTTGATACATATACATTCTCTAAATCTGTGTCAATATTATGCTCGATAGTAGGCATACTTTCAAAGAAATATGGTGTAGATCCTCCGTGTGAGTTGTTAAACAACACCGTTTCTATTCTACTGACATCTTTATACATTTCATCTAACACTTTCTCATTATCGTTATATGTTTTAATAACATAATCCATTTCCATTTGATACACATTTAAATAAGAACGACTTTTCTTTTCTACTAATGTTTGTGACGCAGGATATATTCGTAATGACTTTGTTCCTATATCTCTATAGTTGTTGTCAAAATATACAGGTAATGCACCCTTAAACTCTGTGCGTATCTTATCTCGCAATGGTGTCATTACTTTGTCGTAGGTGACATTGTTAAAGCTAATAGCCATTATCTAATATTCCTTACAGTTAAATTAAATGTTGCTTTTCTATATCCATCAATATCCTCATCATCGTTATAGTCTATACTATTTATAGCTACATTAAACAACGGATTTATTTCTACTAATGAATAAAACAACTCTTCTACTCTGGATATTTGTTTAAAGTAATGCTTTACGGTTATATCGTTTCTTTTTCTATCTGCTATATATACTTCTAATGAAAGATTATAGTTATTCCCCAATCTTGAATACATCGTATTTTGAGGTTCTGAATCTTGCCCTTTTAAAACAGCAAATTGATTTCCTGCTATTGTTGTTTGTCGGCTTCTGTAGATAGGAAGTGCATTAAAAAATTCATTTCTTATTGCAGTTTGAATAGTTTCTTCAACATTAACTTTCCAGGCATTAGTAGATGCGAGAGCCATCTTTACCTCGATAGAATTGTTTGAAATCTTTACGAGTCATTTTAACAGAACGCATAGAAGCATTTTCTACTTCTTCGTATATACCAGTTACTTCTACTTCCCACTCATCATTCTGTGTTGCAGTAGAGCTATCAGACGATCCTTGAAATCTTATCTGTAGTCCACCTGCTAATTCTTGATAGTCACCATTAATGATTTCATCTTGTAATACTAAATTGTTTTTCAATCCATCTGTATCTTTTGCATAGACAGAATACTTCGCAGTTCCCATAGCACCACCAGTTGTTACAATAACTTTTAATCTGTCGTAACTACCATAGTAATTTCCTCTTGTATCAACAATATTAAGACTTCCAGACACAGACATCTTTCTTACAATACCTTTAGAAGCATCGCCAGTATTCTGATAACTTAGCTTTGCTTTACCTGCATTTAAGTCTTGAATGTGCATTTGAGCTTCTTCTAATAACGCTTCTGCTATTTCACTTGTTGGATCTTTCCCTTTCACTAAAAAGAAAGCAGCAACCAAAGAAGTTAATCGTCTAATAAGATAATCATAAGTTCCGTCTTTTAATAAGAATTGTTCTCTCGGCAATGTAGAATCTAATTTAGAATCCACATAATCGCTTGCGTCTTGCATTACTCTTGTTTTTAATGTAGCAAAATCTTCTCCTGCTTCCATTAATAAATCTTCTGGCGAACTACTACTATTATAATAATAAACTGCATCTGCTGCAGAATCATAGAACCATTCATCGTTTGCATTAACATCTGATAAAGCTGATTGAGATGATCCTAAATCTTTTCCGTCTGCAAAAAGCACGGTTACTAACCCAGAATCGTGAGAAACATATCTATTGGTTGATTCTAATACCCAGCCATATAAAGGTTTTTTTGTGTCAAACTCGTCTAAGTTTGGAAAAGTATCTTTTAAATCTCGTGATGTTATATATGTAGGCATTTACTCTCCTTTGGCTCTTTTGTACCACCCATACCAAAATTTTTCTTGTGTAGGGTTCTCAGAAATTAACAAAGAATAGAATAAAATTCTATAAGAAACAAATCTATCTTCTTCTAATTTCTTACACGCTGATATAGTTGCTGCACCAATAAGTCCATCTTCTTTTATTTCAAAGGTATTTTTATTGTTACACGCTTGTTGCAATATCTTTACTGCTCTGCGTTGTCCTGTGTTTACCACACAATCAAAGTATGGATAGCGTAAATGTTCTGGAAGTTTTTGTGCTTTAGAAGGAATCCAATAATCTTTATAATAGATTTCCTTTGCCTGTTCTCTGGTTAAATCTTTGATGTTAAGGTGAGGATAAAATCTTTTGGTAATACCATATTTGGTTTCCCCACCCAAATCATCTTTGTCATTGACATAACCCCCCTCGTGTTCGAGGACTTTCTCAATGATTTCATTGAACTCCATTATGCCGACTTCTTCACTTTTTCGAATGAACGCATTCCCCCAAGACCGAGCATACCCAGAAGTATTGTCGTGAGAGTTGTCATATCGAATACTGGTAAATCCACTTGATAGCCAAATGAATGTAACAGAAAAAGTAAGAAGGGTTGTAGTACGAAGTGATAACATAATGCTACTCCACAAGTCCAACCAACGAAAGGACGCCAACCAGAAACAAATAAGCTATTGCTATTAGCTTCAACTTTATTGACTTCAAGTTGAGCTTTGTTGATTTCTTGTATGAGTTCTGCTTTTTCAGATTTATCAAGTGTAAAGTCATCGATTTTATCTACTACTTTTTCTATAATTCCTGCGACTACATTTAACTTAGGCATCTTCCTTCTCTTCTTTCAAAGAAGAATTAAGTTCAGTTGAGAAATGGTTTTTAGCTGCTTGTAATTGCTGTGCTTGAAAATTCAATCTTCCAAGTTGCATATCTAAATC